CTCCACCTAAGTCAGCGCCCATATCTGCTCCAAGGTCTTCGCCGCCCATATCTCCCATTCCTCCACCTAAAGCGCCTCCGCCGGCGCCCATTGCACCTTCGGCAGCTGCTCCGGCATTTTCAAGCTCTTGAGAAACCTGTTTATCGTAGAAAAGCTCTCTTTGATTTCGTTGGAATTCTTCATCGGAGATTTCAAAAATGTTCTGGGCGACCCATCGTTTGCTGAAATATCCTTCAGGTACCGAGGCAACCGCGTCAAATTTAGTTTTCCAATGTTCAAGTTCTTGCATCTCTGCAATTTTTGAAGGATTGTTGAGTTTAAGTTTAAAGTTTAAAAGATCTTCGTTCCGAAAGCCTAAAACATATAAATGTATCATTGCCACCTTTTCGAGTTCGGCTAACACACATCGTTGAAGTCTGTCAATGGTCCTCGCAAACCGAATATCTTTTTGCGCTAATGTCCCTTTGTCTTCCGCTGCACCTTCGCCATAGGTTAAATAAGATTGAGGTATTTTTAACCCTGAGAATAATTTATCGCGAAGGTATTTCACATCGTCAATGTCATTTGTATTTGCATCAGATGATATCTGTTCAATTTTTGTTTGAACTCCGCCGCGGACTGGTATATAATAGTCTTCTTCGACAGACATTGGATTGTATCGCAAATCGACTTGGCCACTGGTCGGATCAACAACTTGATTTCTTTTCATCGAGGTCATAAATCGTTGCATAAACTGCTCGACCTCGGCCGGCGGTATATTACCAACATCAACATAAAAAACTTTTCTTGACGGTGAGCGAACAATGCGATAAGCCATCATTGCATCTTCTAAAAGCGTTAATTGGCGCCAAATACGACGCACAGCGTCGAGCACAGAAGTGCCATATGGAGCAAATTTGTCATTTCCCAAAACTCTAAAGTGTGCGCACTGCCAGTTCTCAAAAGTCAGTCCTGCACTATTCCATTGGTACTGGACATAGTTCGGATTATGTTTGTCTTCGCCCTCAATTCTCTCGACTTCTCGACTTGGAAGTCCAACAACTTGTTTAATTCCTAGCTTTTCATCAATGTCCAAATAAAGATAAAAATCTCCATATTTGCACATTGTGCGGGACCATCCAAAAAGGTTATAATTTATATTCAAAACCTGATTGAAAAGAATTTCCAAGATCCCCTTGATTTCTTCGTTGGAAGATTTGATTGTCAACATTGTGTTATAAACATTAAAAGTGGTCATCTCATCTGCATAAATGTCTAGCGAGGAAGCAACTTCTGGCATGAACTCCATTTGATCAAAATCGTTATATCTTTGAAGTCGGCTTTGAGTTTGCATAGCATAACTTGAAAAATTATTGTAAGGGTTATAATCATGCCTTTCAAACTTTTGGCCGGCGACATCTTTGAAAGAAGTGGCATATTTATCCATTCTTCTTCTTCTAAGTTGTCTCGTGTTCTGAGAGCGGTAATTTATAATTGGTCCAGAGAATAATCTTGTTAGTCTCTTAAAAAGAGCAGATTCATTATTCTTAGTATTTTTAGATTGGTCGGCCATTTCTTATCCTTTTAAAATCCATAAGTGTTGTTTATTTTTCATGTGTTCGTCAAAAGCTTTTTCCAATGTAGATGATTTATGCATACCGGGAATTTTCGTATCCAAGTGAGTATTTGATGCTATTATTGAATCCATAAAGGCTTTTTTATATTCAATATCCTTCTTGTTTTCGATAATTGCTGTATCTCTCACCCAGCAACCAATAGACGCAGCCATAATCAAATCATCATTATAACCTCGTTGTGCTTCTGGTCGACCGTTCCTCCAAATAAACGTATCTAGTTCGCTTGCGAGTCTTGTAGAATAAATAGTTAATACTTTATTTCTAATAAATTCTTCAAACTTAGCAATGATTAGTGGTCTGGTTTTGGAAGATGTCGTAAACCCGGGAACAACAGATGAATCACCTAACGCGGCGTATTGATCTACATATTCATGAGTGCTCTTTTTTGAATAAAAAACATTTTTATATTCTTTTTCAATTAATTTATCAAGCACATGAAATCCTACAGAGTTGTTCTCTACAACTAGCATAGCACAATTATATTCATTACCAGTTGTATAAAGCATATCAGAAAACAAATCAGGAGTCGGCTTGCCTTTGTATTCGCACACCAACTCCATTGTTTCTAGATTGAATACGTGGAATGTGCTAGAATCGAACCCATCTCCGCGTGCGACATCCGCGACTAAAAGGTACGTATTGCCATCTTTTGGCTCTTCCCAGATCCAAGTGTTCCTGTCAAAACCTACTTTGTATTTAGGTTCTTTTATGGCGGCTTTAATTCTTACAATATCATCTGGGTGGATAACCGTATCGCCTGAAGTATTAAAATTACACTCATACTCTTGCGCAATCTGCCGCTGGCTCATGTTTTTTGTTTCTATCTCGAACCACTCTTCATTTCTATCCGGGTGCATATCCCAGAATAGTCTAACAGGATAGAATTCATTTTCGCTGCTTTCGGCGCTTACATATGTTTCATGAAACCAGTCACCAACACCATTTGGCGTAGAAATAGCAATACATCGACCACCTGTTGAAATCGTAGGATAAAGGCCGGTCCACAAGTCATGAAGGTTTTCTACGTGTGCAGCCTCATCGATAACAAGCAATGACAGCGCCTCTGAACGTCCTGCGTCCCCTGAAGTTGAGGACGCTTTTACTTGGCTTCCGTTTGTCAGCTCAATGCTATTTTTGTTATCGACAACAAGATCAGATAATTTCAGCCATGGCGGCAAATGTTTAATTATAGTTTTAACTTTTTTAACCATATTAGCCGCTGTGGCTAGCTTGGTAGCAATAATAAGTACATTTTTGTCTCTGTGGAATAGGCATAGCCATGCTATATAAGCTGCTGTAATTGTTGAGATTCCCAGCTGTCTGGCCTTTAAAACAATGATAAATCTATGTAAATCTAAATCATCAACCAAGTTACTTTGAAAGTCATAAGTCTTAAACGGAATCAACCCTTTGCCCGGGTGAGGAATTTTAGCATAAGTGTTTATAAAATAAACTGGTTTCTTGCCACACTTAACAACTTCTTTGACTATTTGCTCTTTGGTTAATTCGTAGGCCATTAATCACTTTTTTTAGTAACATTTGATGGTTTCTTATCAGATTTCTGATCAAGAAAATCCTTAAAATTTTTCTCCAAACGATCTTCTGACGGCTCCGCTACAGCAACCACATCTTTCATACTGCTCACGGTATAAACTTTCTTGCACTCAACCCAAGTTCTAACCTTGGACATATTTTGCAATAGCATGTCTAAAGGGCCATCAGCCTTAACATTTAGAGTGTTGCCAGTAATGCTTTTATATTCTTTTTTCAAGTATGAAATAATATCTGCATATGTTTGTTCCAAATCTTGTTCAAGTTTTCTATTATGGAATTCTTTTAGAGGCAGTTCAGACTGATAGGAAACAATCATTTTCGGGCCACTAAGACGGACGTTGAAACCATCAATAACTCTGGAGTCATTAATGGCACACCCTTTTTCTCGCGTTAACCCGACTAGTTTGTCTTCGCCGTCCCTAACATATCGTTTATCGTGCGAACCGTCATAAGCGTTCGCTGCTGCTTGATTAATACCTTTAATGATGTCGTATACGGTTACAGTTGCCATTATTTTTGCTCCTTGTCTGGTCTCCAGCCATTCAACCATCTCTCTTCTCTATCTTCTATCCACTGAATGAAACATCTCCAGCAACATTCGTATTTATTCATATAGAGATCGTCTCTTATTTTAAAAGAGTATGTTTCACAAATGGGACAAACTCTTTTAGAATCTTTACTAATTAGATTTTTAGCTAACAAAAAACCATCTTTTTCTGTTTTCTCGTTTTCTTCGTCTCTTTTTCTTTTCTTTTTATAAAACTCTTTTAGTTGCTGTAAATATTCTGCTTCTTTATCATCATCCCAAAAAGACTTGGGATTGGCTATAGTTTCAGATCCAAACTTCTTGGCAATTGCCTTTTCAACGGCTACGATCTTATTTAAATCTTCTTTTGTTTTACTCATAAGAGATCGTTTGCCAAGCACCATTGGCGACGATTTTCAAACGGTGAGTATCTTCTTCATAAACCATCAACCCATTGAGAGCAGAAGCGGCCGTTGGTTTAGAAGCTTCTAAGACTCTGGGTAATATAAGCCCTTGCGCGCTGGAGGATAATTCTAATATTGCATTTGTGTTGGGGCTCGTTGTTCCGATGCCCACATTTCCATCTTGTTTGATTGACATTCTTATATTGCTATTGGTTTTAAAATTTAAATTATCGTTACCGTAGTCGTTGTAAATAATCCATTTTCTGGTGGTGCTCTCATAAAATTCAAGGCCCGGATGGCTATCGGTATGTCCAACAATTTTAATTCTAGCATCATCCGCATCAACTTTAAGATCACCAGCCACATGTAATTCACAATCGGGAGAACCTACGCCATTAATCCCCACTCTTCCTGTAGATGCGTCACACTTGAATAACGGGTTGCCTTCATTGGAACCGTTACCCTTAACAACAAAGTCGATATTGTTGCTTCCGTCGTTAATAGTAAGCTCATGCGGAGCAGAACTCTTTTCCTCTAAAGTGAGGAAGGCTTTGCCTCCTGCTTTGACAGTTATATCGTCATCACTAAATCTTATCCATGTATCGGCATCTCCATTGTGATAAATGTATTGATCGACACCAATATTACCAGCAACATCTAATTTATAATCTGGACTTTCTGTGCCTATTCCCACTCTATCGTTCGATGCGTCGATAAATAAGGTTCCCGCATCAACATCCACATCATCGTCACCACTACCTAGGTCGATATTGCCATCAACAATTAGAGTGCCAGTTATATTTGCATTGCTTCCATATTCAGACATGCCTTATCCCTCCACTAATTTTGTATTATACCACAGAATAATTAGTTTTTTTACTATATTTGCAGTAATTCTTTTGTTAAAAAGGGCTGGGAGTTTCCCCCCAGCCCAAAACACTGAACAATTAAACTAAAAGATTAATCACTCATCTAGTTTTTTCTGAAGAGCTTTGATTTGATCACTTTGTTCTTGGATCGCTTTTACAAGGATCGAAGTTAGGCGACCATAGTCTACACCAAATAGTCCTTCATCATTGCCATGAACCGCTTGTGGTATGACTTTCTTGAGATCTTGAGCTAAGAAGCCAAAGTCTCTAGTGCCATCTTTCCTCCACGTAAAGTTAACAGCTTTGAGTTTGTTGACTGTATCCAATGCGCCGGCCATAGGCTTGACATTAGACTTGAGTCTTTCATCCGAGAACGTGACAAAAGCCGACGCTCGAATTTTATTAATATTGTTAGTTCCAGCAGAGCCGTTACCAACATCAATTGCGTAATCAGTAGTAGCATCACCACCCATACGGACAGTTTCTGTACCACCATCTTTAACAATCAATGCATTTTCAGTAACATCCCAGAGTAGCACGTTGTTGGCTTCATCACCGTAGAAGGTGACATCTTCGCCTTCGCCCGATTCACCGAAAGTAACCGTTCCACCGTGGAACAGAGATAGCCCTTCGACACTAATGCCTTGCGAGCTAGTGATTGCACCATGCGCGTATATGTGGCTCGATCCAGATATAGTACCTGAAACATTGAACCGCGCATTTTCAAGAGTAATCAAGTCAGTATCACCGGCAGTACCGATATTACCATTGGTATCGACTCTCAATGCAATACCCTTAACAAAGCTAGATGCACTCATTTCACCAGCAGTTGCGTGACAAGCACCAGCAACTTTCAGTTCGCCTGATTCAAGCGTTAGCAAATCAGCGTCTGCGGAAGTACCAATAACACCATCCGCATCAAGAACAAGTCCTCGACCAGAAATGGTTGTAGAGGCAGAAACTGCAGTTGCAACATTAACTGTACCAGCGACAGTGACGGTGTTGGTGGTCAATGTCAGTAAGTCGGTGTCGTCGAGTGTGCCGATGGTTTTGCCCGGGTCAAGAACAAAGCTTGAGCCACTAACTATACCAGCAACTTCAAGAGTGCCGTTTTCAAGTGTTAGCAAATCAGCATCACCAGCGGTACCTAT